AGAGGAGGTTCAAAATGATTCCATTTAAAATCAGATGCTCTGCCATTGGGCAGATAATGACTAACTCACGAAAGAAAGGTGAGTTGAGCAAGACAACGCAATCATATCTTGACTTGTGGATTAAAGAGAAAATCTATAACAGACAAAAGCAAATCCAATCCAAGTATCTTGACAAGGGTAATATGTGTGAGGATGAATCAATCAAGTTCATATCGCAGTATTTAGGGATGAAAGGATTAGTTAAGAATGAAATGCTTTTCACAGATGAGTACATGACAGGCACACCAGATTTAATTGTCAAAGGTGAGGATTTAAAATTTGCTGATAGTGATTTGATTATTGATGTTAAGAACAGTTGGGATTTCTCAACCTTTCCTTTGTTCTATGACAATGTGCCGAATAAAGATTACTATTATCAAGCGCAGGGTTATATGAATCTGACAGGTGCAAAGCATTACAAATTGATTTACACCTTGATGAATACTCCAGAGTCATTAGTTGAAAAGGAGTACAAGTTTTCTGATGCAGTTGATTACGATGAATTTGCAAAGCATTACAACTATGATAATGTTGCTAATAAGTATCGCATCAAAGTGTTTGACATCAAGCGAGATGATGAGGTGATTGAGCAGATTAATCAGCGAGTGATTGAGTGCAGAGGATACATTGATAACTTAATAAATGAACACCTATGAAGCAGTTTGATATGTTTACAAATGAAGCATCTGAACATAATCAAGATGCAGCAAAATACACCAAAAGGATAATGCTAAATAAAATCAACGCCTCAAATGTTTCTGATGATGAAAAGAAGTTTTTAAAATTTGCAGCACAAAGGCATAATGTTTTTACTTATTCAAAAATAGCAGATTATTATGCTCACTCAAGTAAAGAAATGCAGGTCTTAATGGAAGATTCAGCGTTGGTAATAATAGATTTTGACAAAGCAATTCAACATGGATACGTGAAATTAAGCGAGGAAATGACACAACAATACTTAAAAGAGCAAGATGAAAAATGATAATTTTGTTGCCTTTATTTTATCTCACGGCAGACCAGACAACGTCAGAACCTACGAAACCCTAAAAAAACAAGGATATACAGGTAAAATTGTAATTGTGGTTGACACCGAGGACAATACGGCAAGACAGTATCAAGACAGATACGGTAAAGAAAATGTGGTAACTTTCAGCAAAATTGAGCAGAGTAAAAAGTTTGATGAGGCGGATAATTTTAACGACAGAAAAAGTATAGTATATGCGAGAAATGCCTGTTTTGACATAGCTGAATGGCTCGGAATAAAATATTTCATTCAGCTTGATGATGATTACACGAGTTTCAGGTATAGATACTTTAATAATCAATACATCACAAAAGGTACGGTGAGAGATTTAGATGTTTATTTTGGTATACTTTTAAACTTTTATAAAAATACCAATATTAGCAGCGTTGCAATTGCACAAGGAGGTGATTTTATAGGCGGTGAATCTTGCGGCATGATAAGCAATTACCAAAACATGAGCAGAAAGGCCATGAACAGTTTTGTTTGCAGTACAGATAGGCCGTTCAAGTTTGTTGGCAGAATAAATGAAGATGTAAATACTTATGTATATAAAGGCAGTTTAGGTTTGCTGCAATTTACAATTCCTTTTATAGCATTAGAACAACTGCCAACGCAATCAAACAAATCTGGAATGAGTGATATATACAGTGCATTCGGTACTTATGTAAAAAGTTTTTACAGTGTACTATTCAATCCGAGCAGCGTTAAAATTAAATTAATGGGATTCACAACTCAAAGACTGCACCACAGTATTAAGTGGGATAATGCAGTACCTAAAATTATAAACGAAATTAATAAAAAGTAAATAAATAAAACCAAATAAAATGAGTGAGTTAAAATGTACAGGTACTATCAAGCAGATAGGTGAGTTAATAACGTTTGATTCTGGATTCCAAAAAGTGGAGTTCATATTAACAACAAATGAGAAATATCCTCAAGATGTCAAGTTTGACATTGTAAAGGACAAAGCAGAGAAATTCTTGCAATACAACAAGGTTGGAGATGCAGTTGAGTTTGATTTCAATATCAGAGGTTCTGAATACAAAGATAAATACTATGTGAATCTAACTGCGTGGAAAGTATTTAAAGCAGACGTAGAGCAATTCACCGGGTTGAAACAAGATGCACCTGTTGAGTTAGAAGATGCTACAAAAACGAACATCAGCGAATCAGATACATTACCTTTCTGATGAAGTACTGTAATGACTTCTCTCATGACTTAAAATTAGGCAACAAAGGTGAGAATCTAATTGCTAAAATTCTAATGTTAGAGGGAAGTAAGATTGAAGTAAAAACAGATTTTCATGCAATCAAAGGTAATGCAACAGGTAATGTATTTGTTGAGTTTGAGAGTAGAGGAAAGTTGTCTGGCATCTCAACAACTCATGCAGAATGGTGGTGCTTTGTGTTGTCTAATCAGCAGATAGTGTTGATTGAGATATCTAAATTAAAACAGTTATGCAAATCAGATGGATTGCGAATTGTTAACGGTGGGGATAATAACACAAGCAGAGGCATTTTGTTGCCTGTTAAATTGTTGTTATCTGATTGAATGATTATCTTTACAATGTGGTTTTCGAGGCATCGGAGTAATAGGTTGTGTTATGTTCCTTTCCACATTCTTTTTTTTTTAATACATAACATTTTAAATACATAACAATGGCAGAAAACAAAAAGTCATTTGTACTTTACTGTGATTTAATTCATACGGTTGAGCAACTCCCGGATGATGTCGCAGGTAAACTATTCAAATTAATTCTTAACTACACCAATGACAACAATCCAGAAATAGATGATGTGTTGTTATCTGTTGCATTTGAGCCAATCAAACGACAACTCAAAAGAGATTTGAAAGATTGGGAACATCAGAAACAGAAACGAAGTGCAGCAGGTAAAAAGGGAATGCAGTCACGATGGAAGGATAACAAGACTATAACAAACGATAACACCGTTATAACAAAAGATAACAATGTTAAAAATGCTATAACAAAAATAACTGTTACTGATACTGTTAATGTAACTGATACTGTTACTGTAACTGATACTAATAAAAGCAACTCACCAACAATTGAAATGTGCAGAGAGTATTTTGATTCCAGAGGGTACATGAATGAGTTTGCAGATAAATACTTTAATTACTATAATTCCCTTGATTGGATAAATACCAAAGGCAATCCAATGGCTGCAACATGGAGGCATACGGCAGAGCAATGGATGAATGGCAAGGATGCAATTGAGTTTAAAAAAGAAGAAGAGATGGATGCTTATGAGAAACAAGAGGCGCACATCAAGAAACTCAAAGAGGAGGCTCGGAGATGGGGATAATCAGAGCAGCAGATATTAGAGATGAGGTATTGCATCTTTATAAAAATGGTGGTGGCAATGTGTACTACTGTGGATTCAATAAACTTTCACCATACTACAATATCAAGGAAGGTGGTTGTACAGATTGGACAGGCTATCCGGGTAGTGGTAAAACAGAATTATTGTTTGAGTTATTGAAAAACTGTTCAGAGTTCTATGACCATAAGCATCTGATTTATATGCCAGATGCAGGGAGCAATGCAGAGGTTGTTGCAAAGCTGTTGCACAAGTTTAGTGGAAAGCAATTCCAAGAGTTCTATTATGATTCAGAAGGCAACAAGCAAGTCATTGAGAATCGTATTGAGATAACTGACATTGATAGACATCTGACAGAGGTGTTGCATTACTTTAAAATCTTTAACCCAAAGCAAGACAATCGCAGCAAGCAAGTAACTCCAACGGATTTCTGGAAGTACGCAGTAAAGCACAAGGATGAATTAGAGTTGTTTAGTGCGGTTATTGATTCTTGGAACTATATGAAACATGATACTGATGGATTTAGTAGAGAAGATAAATGGCTTGAGGCAACACTAAGCAACAGGAATGAATTAGCAGAATCATCCGGATTACATTTTCACACAATCATTCATCCAAAGACTGCTAAAAAAGATAAGGATGGAAAGGTTATAATGCCAGATATGCATCAGTTGAAAGGTGGATCTGAATGGGGAAACAATGCAAAGTCTG